GACAAGCTCAAAGTCTAAATACATCAGGAAAACCAAGATATTACGCTTTAACTGCGGGTGAATTACAGGTGCACCCAGCGCCAGATGGCGTTTACGATGCAGAATTATATTATTATCAGAAAATTCCTGCATTATCTGACAGTAATACAACTAATTGGCTTCTGGACGAATACCCAGATGCTTATTTGTATGGAGCTTTGGTACACTCAGCCCCATATTTAAAAGAAGACGCTCGAATTACTACTTGGGCGGCTTTGTATCAAAGCGCTGTTGACGCTATAAACGCTGTCAGCGATCAAACTAAATACGGCGGCTCTGGTCGTCGTCTAAAAATAAGGGCATATTAAAATGAGTTTTTCTAATGAATTTGAAACAAGAGTATTAAACTATGTGTTTACTACATCATCAGTAACAAGGCCGACAACATGGCGTGTTGCATTATATACAGGCGCACCAAGTGATACTGGCGGCGGAACTGAAGTATCTGGTGGTGCATATGCACGTCAGGCTGTAACATTTTCTGTATCTGGTAACACAGCTACTAATTCTGGCGCTGTTGAATACCCCACAGCCACAGCAGGCTATGGAACAGTAACGCACGTTGGTGTATTTGATGCGGCAACAGGCGGCAACTTAATTGCATACGCGGCATTATCTGCGTCTAAAGCTATTGCTACAGGCGACGTATTCCGCATCCCTGCTGGTGATTTAGATATTACTTTAGAGTAAATTAAATGACAGTTTACCGAGGCGGCTACGGCTACAGTCTATATGGCGAACATACATTCGGTTTTGATGGATCAGTCAAAGACGCCTCAATAACAATTTCACCAGCCGCAAGTGTTTCTGTGGCTGGGAATATAACTGCGCGTGGCACAGCAACAGTATCAGCCACATCAAGCGTAGCCACAACGCCAAACAATATTATAGGCGGAAGCGCCACATCTCAATCCACAACTGTAACAGGTGTTGGATTTAATCGCGTGCGTGGCTCAAGCATATCAGTTGCAACTGTCTCTGCTGTTGTCTCTGAAGCGGCAAGAACTAGGAATGTTTCTGCTACAGTATCAGCGACATCTAGCGTTAGTGCCTCATGTATAAGAAAACGTCTGGCATCCGCTACAGTATCAGCATCATCTAGTGTCAGCGCATCTTCATTGAAGATTTTGCAGTCTAGCTCAACAATTCAGCCTGCATTAAGTGTTGCGGCTGTTGGTGAGAAAGAAAGTATAATAAGCGTATTTATGAGCGCTCAATCAGAAGCTAATGCCACTGCAAATAGAGTGCAAAATGCGTCACTTAGCTCTGATTGCTCACTTAGTATGTCTACACAACCAAATGTAGAGTTTAACAATAGCGTTACTATACCAACAATAGTTTCAACAGGCGTTGGCTCTAATCGTGTTCGTGGTTCTGCAATATCTGTTTCAACAGTTTCATCTACTGCATCAGCAGGCAAGCGTGTTCGAGTAGCATCTTCAATAACAGCAACTATTTCTTCTGTAGTTTCAAGCGCTGAATTAATACAGCAAACATCCGCAACATTACCAGCAAATCTTACAGTTGCGCCTTCTGCTGAAAAAATATTATTAAGCACTTCAACAACTTCCGCCAGCTCATCGGCAACTGCATCTGGATTAAAAATACATCAATCTGGCTCTGCTATATCTACAGCTTTAAGCGGTTCAATAAGTTTTATTAGATTTCAAAGCACTGCGGCGAACATCCCATTGCTGTTGTCTACATCAGTAAATGGTGCATTTACATCAGGTACTAGCGTATCTGTAAATTGCGTTTTAAGTTTATTTGCATCTGGGCAGGCTCAAATATCGTCATCCACAACACTTAGCATTACATCTGCATTTACAGCCAGTGCAATTGAGAAATGGGAAGACTTACCAGACGCAACAGAAACATGGCAGACAGTACCAAAAGTAACAGAAATATGGACAGCCGCATGATGTTGCAATTAAAGCATTTTTGTGGCAGTATGCAGACAGCGCCTAACTTGCGTCTTTCACATACATCGATGAATGATATTAGGCCGAAAGGCCAACTATAGGAGTTTAACATGGCAGATACTACAACAACCACATATGGTTTGGTAAAACCAGAAGTCGGTGCGTCCGAGGATACTTGGGGTACAAAAATAAATACCAACCTAGATAACGTCGATAATCTGTTAGATGGTACGACGCCTGTTACTGGTATTGATATAAACTCTGGCTCAATCGATGGAACGCCAATTGGTGCGAACTCTGCGTCTACAGGTGCATTTACTAATATTACAGCAAGTGGAACAGTTGATGGTCGTGATGTTGCGGCGGATGGCACTAAGTTAGATGGCATTGAAGCCAACGCTAAAAATGACCAAACAATTACTGCTGGCTCTGGTTTGTCAGGTGGTGGTACTGGCGATGTAACACTAAGTCACAGCGATACAAGCAGTGTTAGTAACGCCAATAATAGCGGCAATACATTTATCCAAGATATTAACTTTGACACATATGGACACGTTACATCTGTAGGCACTGGAACTGTGTCAGTTGGTAATGGTACACTAACAGTACAAGGTACTGGGGCTTTAGGTGGCTCTGGAACTTTTACAGCCAACCAAAGTGGCAACACTACAGTTAGCATAAGCCATGATGATACATCTTCTCAAGGCTCTTCAAATAACTCTGGCAGAACATATATCCAAGATATTACACTTGATACATATGGACACGTCACTGGCTTGGCTACTGCTACAGAAACAGTTGTGAATACAGATACTAATACCAATCTAACGCACACAGGCGAAGTTACAGGCTCTACATCTTTAACCATAGCCAACAATGTAGTTGATGAAGCTAATCTTAAAGTATCGAATAGCCCCACTAATGGTTACGTCTTATCAGCACAGTCAGGGAATACAGGTGGTTTAACTTGGGCTGAAGTATCTGGCGGTGGTATTACCCATTTAGGAACTTTAACCCCTACGGCAAGTGCAACAAGTCTAACTCTTTCTAATTTAGACCTTACGGGATATAAGCAACTGTATATAAACTTCAATTTCATAAATATGAGTGGTAATGAATACTTTGTACTCAACGTACCTTCAAGTATTACTAACGTAAATACTTGGCAACAATTTGCGATTGGAAGATTAGCAACAGGCGGCGGCGTTGGCACTTATGGTAGTTGCTGGATGGTTATTTGTGATTTACTTACAGGGGTAGCATATACTCAACAACCCCAAGCATTTTCACACGTTTTTGCAAGCGGTATTTACAACATCGCGGGGTCTTACGAACATAACTTTCAGGGTGGTAATCCAAATCCAAATGTTACAACATCAACAACCTCAATAGAGATAAAATGTAGATCAGGCCGCAATTTCTTTGCGGGTAATAATGACCCTTCTGGCAGTACCAGAGGAATAGATTTGTATGGAGTAGCATGATGCACATAATAAAAAATGCCATAACTGGCGAAATAACTGAAGTACCTCTCACAGATGAAGAAATTTCTACTGGAGCTTTAGAAAGAATTAAAGGTGAAAGAGAAGAAAGAGATAGAATACTTGTTAGAGAAGTAGACCCTATTGTGTCCAATGCTTTACGTTGGAATGACATGACAGATGCCAAGCGAACAGAATGGACTAATTATCGACAAGCATTGTTAGATGTGCCAGCACAAGCTGGCTATCCAGATAGTATTACATGGCCTACTAAACCAGAATAAAGGTATATTGTTAATAAGCATAAAAATATGTTATAGTCACAGTAACTTAGACCAATGAGGTAAACATGCCACTAATACCATTAGACATCCCTGCTGGCATTTACCGAAATGGTACTGAACTACAAGCATCTGGGCGATGGCGTGACGCCAACTTAATTCGTTGGGTTGATGGCACAATGCGCCCGATGGGTGGCTGGCGGACTAGATCAGACACGGCGGCTAATGCTAAAATTCGTGGTTTGATTACTTGGATTGCTAACGATCAAGATCGTTACATTGTTGGTGGTACATACAATAAACTTTATACTTGGACATCTCAAGGTGTTCGTCACGATATAACGCCAACTGGTTTAGTAAGTGGTCGTGAAGATGCTGTAGCATTTACAGGGTATGGTGGCAGTTACTTTGGGCAATATGCTTATGGCGTGGCTCGCCCAGATACAGCGCGAATACAGCCTGCAACAACTTGGTCGCTAGATACTTGGGGTGAATACCTTGTTGCGTGCAATGAAGACGATGGAAAAATTTATGAGTGGCAAATAAATAATTCTACACCAGCCGCAGTATTATCAAATGCACCAACAAGTAATGAAGGTATTGTCGTAACTGAAGAAAGATTTTTGTTTGCATTAGGTGCAGGCGGAAATCAACGTAAGGTGCAATGGTGTGACAGGGAAGATAGCTCCACATGGACGCCAGCCGCAACAAATGAAGCTGGTGATTTAGAACTTAACACAAGTGGCAGAATTATGGCTGGCATACGTGTGCAGGGTCAAACTCTAATATTAACAAGCATGGACGCGCACGTAGCAAATTACATTGGTGCGCCATATGTTTATGGTATCGAGCGTGTTGGAGCGAGTTGCGGATTAATTGCGAACAAAGCCATAGCATCAGTTGATAAGGGCGCTTTTTGGATGGGCAATCACTCATTCTATGCTTATGCAGGCGGCGCAGTGCAACAAATAGAAAGCGAAATATCAGATTATGTCTTCTCAGATATAAACCGAGCGCAAATATCAAAAACTTTTGCAGTAACAAACAGCACATACGGCGAGATATTCTGGTTCTATCCTTCTGGGTCATCTGTAGAAAATGACAGATATTGCGTCTATAATTATGTCGAAAACACTTGGTATATTGGAGAGCTAGGCAGAACTGCTGGTTATGATATGGGTACATATCGACAACCAATATGGGCAAGCGCAGAAAACAACAAGTTATACGAGCATGAAATCGGATTTGATTATGGCTCACTTACACCATTTGCCGAAAGCGGATCAATTGCGCTAGGTACTGGTGAAAGCGTAATGTCAGTTACAGAAATGATCCCAGATGAAAAGACGCAGGGCGACGTGACAGTCACATTTAAGACAAGGTTCTATCCAAATGGAACTGAACGCTCCTATGGCGCATTCTCAATGTCCAACCCAACATCTTTGCGATTTACGGGCAGGCAAGTTAAATTAAGAATAGACGCAAATTCATTAGGTGATTGGCGTGTCGGTATAAATAGACTTAATGTTACGGCTGGTGGGGCGAGATGAGCGAACAACAACAAAAAGCCCCAGACGTTATCGGCAACGATTGGCGGACGTGGGGTCGAAGGCTTGTTCAGCATTTATCACAAAC